ATGATCAGCAGTCCAGCGATTATAGCAATCATCCTGGCAGTTTTTGTCGCTCTTGCCTTTAGTGGCGGATTCGCAGTCAGCAACTGGCGGTCTGCGTCGGAGATACAGCGGCTCAACTCCAGTAATGCCGTGCTGTCGGCAGCAAACGAAAAATGCGCTACGGACATTCAATCCGTGCGCGGCGCAATGGATGCGCTGGCGGCAGCCTCAGCCATGCGGGATAAAAACGCGGCGGTTGCAATGCGACGTGCAGCGCCGGTTGCAGCGAAACACACAAACCGCGCAAAAAAGATAACGGCTCTTCCGCCGGTGGCATTGGAATATCAATGTGAGGTGTTAACCCGCGAGCAAATAGAGTACGTAAAAAGCCGCCGCCAAAATAACTAGATTGGCAAGCTGAGTTATTCGCCGTTGCATGGGTCGACTATGCGCCTTCTCGCGCCTTGCCTGATGCCAATCGGAATTGGCGTCATGTTGCCTGCCGACGTTGCATGGATTAATTATTCGCCCTCGCGCCATCAAAACCAGATGGTTTTTAACCCTTATTCGTTCAGGTATGCCCATATGGAATTTACGACGCGTTATGCCCGCCTTGCATTGGTATCGGTATTTGTCACGCTGCTGGCTGGTTGCGCTGGCAAGCCGGTAATTCAGACGCAGGTAATCGAAAAACAAATTGCTGTGCCGTGCCGGGTGGAAACCCCACCCGAATGCAAGTCAGCCTATGCGGTTGACCGTACTTCGGCAAAAGACGATGCAGTCACCATCAATAGGGCGCTGCGTGCTGAAATCGAGGAGAGATGGGCATGTGAAGTCAAATTGCTCGCCGCCATGAAAGGCTGCAACAAAGAGATGAAAAAAGAGGGTGTGATGAGCGCTGAAAAAGCCGAACCATGAGTGAATTTGAACGTGAAGTGCTTTCAATGAAAGCAGCGAAGAATCAAGCAGACGCGGTAGCACCTGGAAGAAAAAAGGGAGCTTCGACAATAAAAACACCGGAATTACTGGACGCAATTTTTGCCGGCATTTCGCTTGGTAAATCGGCCCGGGCAATGTGCGTGGAAGTCGGTATCAGTCAACGCGTCTTATGGAACTGGTTGGCGTGCGATGAAGATCTCATGCGGCAATATCTGCGCGCGAAAGAACTTTGTGTGGATGCTTATGCTGAAGAAATCATCGAAATTTCCGACGACGGATCGAAGGATACTTATATCGATGAGAAGGGCAAGCAAGTGATAGATCGAGAGGTCATCGCACGTGCCCAATTGCGCATCGATGCGCGCAAATGGTATGCCGCAAGGCTGGCACCAAGAAAATACGGCGACAAACCACCGGTAATGCACGAGGCGGGGGATACAAAAAAACAGGCGATGCAAAGCGTCGAAGTGGCCTTTGTTTCTACAACCGATGCCGGCAAACAGGTCATATAAAAATATATGGAACCAGGATTTAAGGCATCAAGGGCATCGTGCCATGGCCGCGCATAGGGCGGAATTTCCGGCCAAGCTCCGTTTCCTGTTCGAACCGGCGCGATACAAGGTTCTGTATGGTGGCCGCGGCGGCGCAAAAAGCTGGGGTGTCGCCAGGGCATTACTGATACAGGCGGCTGCTACCCCATTGCGTATTCTTTGCGCGCGAGAGTTCCAGAACTCTATCGTTGAATCTGTGCATCACCTGTTGCAGGCGCAGATCGAGGCAACCGGACTGGAGCCTTTTTATGAAGTGCAAAGCAGCATGATTCGGGGGGCCAATGGCTCCGAATTCATATTTGCCGGGCTGCGCAATAATGTTACCAAAATCAAATCGTTTGAGGGCGTTGATCGGGTTTGGGTCGAAGAGGCGCAGACGGTCGGTAAATCGAGCTGGGATACGCTTATTCCGACTATTCGTAAGGACGGATCGGAAATATGGGTTACTTACAACCCGGAGCTGGAAACAGATGAGACGCACCAGCGATTTGTCGTCACGCCTCCGCCTGACGCCATCGTGGTGAAAATCAACTGGAATGACAACCCATGGTTTCCCGACACCTTGCTTCGGGAAAAAGACGCGTTGAAAGTGCGTGATCCCGATGCTTACCAGAACGTCTGGGAAGGAAATTGCAGGCTGACGCTGGACGGCGCGATCTATGCGAAAGAACTCAGGCTTGCCCAGGAAGAAGGGCGCATCCGGAGCGTGGCCTACGATGCGGCAAAGCAGGTGCATACCTTCTTTGACCTGGGGTGGGCCGATAACACCAGCATATGGTTTGCCCAGGCGGTTGGGAATGAACTCAGGTTGATCGATTATTACAGCAGCAACCAGATGCCGATACAACATTACATCAGTGTGCTGCAAAACAAGGGATATCTATATGGTACTGATTGGTTGCCCCATGATGCGAAAGCCAAAACGCTGGCAACCGGCCGGAGCGTCGAGGAAATCATGCTCGCGGCCGGGCGAAAGGTGCGGATAGTGCCGAATCTGTCAGTTGCCGACGGAATCAATGCCGGGAGAACGATATTCAATCGTTGCTATTTTGATGAACAGAAATGTGCTGAAGGATTGCAGAGCTTGAGGCGTTATCGATTCGATGTAGATCCTGAATCCAGGCAATTCAGCGGCAGGCCATTACACGACTACCACAGCCACGCCGCGGATGCGTTCAGGTATTTTGCTGTATCGGTGGAGGATGAGAAACCCGGTGCCAGCGCGCGCGGTGTCAGCATGAAGGGGTGGCGCGCATGATCGAACAGAAAATCACCTCGGATATATCGGTTGAGGCTTACGACAAGATCTGCCGCGATATCCGTCAGCAGCCGAAATGGCGGCTCGACTCAGACACCGATTGCGATTACTACGACGGCGCCCAGACAACCGCGGAGGTAGTCCAGCGACTGAAGGAAGCGGGCATTCCGCCTCAGGACTCGAATCTGATCAAGCCGACGATCAATGCCGTGCTGGGTCTGGAAGCGCGTAGTCGCACCGACTATAAAGTCACCTCGGACGACGAGAGCCAGGCCGAGATCGCAGAAGGCCTTTCCGCACGGATCAAGGAGGCGGAAACCGAGTCACGCGCCGACCGCGCAATGTCCGACGCCTATTCCAGCATGATTCGTGCCGGTATTGGCTGGGTTGAAGTGTCCCGCGAATTCGATCCGCTGAAATATCCATATCGCGTGCGGGAAGTGCACCGTAACGAGATCTACTGGGACTGGACAGCGAAGGAACCTGATTTGTCCGACGCGCGCTATCTGAGGCGTGATAAATGGGTAGACCGTCTGCAAGCGTCATTAATGCTGCCGGATCAGGCCGAACTCATCCAGAACAGTTGGTGTGGATGGAACAACCTGGACGTCTATGATGGAACTGACACCGGCATGGCCAGAGCCTATGAGATCGAGCAAGCCTGGGGTCAGGGCCAACAGGATTACCTGAACCGAAATTCGGGCATGGTCAGGCTTTCCGAGTTGTGGTACCGGCATTTCGAGGAGGGGTATGTGCTGGCGTTGCCGGACGGTAAAGCCATCGAATACCGCGAGGAGAATCCGTACCATCAGATGGCGGTAGTACAAGGACGGGTACAGGTACAGAAATCGCTGCTCGCAAGGACGCGCGTCTCGATCTGGCTGGGGCCGCATAAATTGATGGATGTGCCAAGCCCGTTGCCGAATACGGATTTCCCTTATGTTCCGTTCTGGTGTTTTCGCAAAGACCGGAGCAGAGCGCCCTACGGGCTGATTCGCGACATGCGCGGGCCGCAGGATCAGATTATCGACCTGGATATTCTGCTCTATGAGGTCCTGAATTCGGTAAAAGTCGAAGTGGACAACGACGCGCTCGACCTCAGCCAGAATTCATATCACGAGGTCGCCCAGAATATCAGCAGCCTGCGATCGATGACTGTTCTGAATGCCCAGCGCCGGAATACTGCGGGATTCAAGGTAACGCGCGAGCACCAGCTTGCAGCCCAAGTGTTCCAGTTGATGCAGGAGCGCAAGCGGAGAATCGAGGAAGTCGGCGGCATATACCGGGCCATGCTGGGGGCGGATACCACGGCCACCAGCGGCGTCGCCATCAATAACCTGGTAGAGCAGGGTTCCACCGTTCTGGCGGAGCCCAACGATAATTTTCGCTACGCCCGGCGAATGGTCGGGCAGCAGCTTCTGGCACTCATCAAGCAGGACATGCTGGGCAACGCAACCGCCGTGGCCGTCAAGCGTGGAGCGGGCCAGAAGATCGTGTACTTCAACCGCCAGATAGTTACCGATGCCGGTCCGGTAGTGGAAAACGATATCGCAACCGCCCAGGTCAAGGTCGTGCTGGAAGATATACCTGCCACGCCCAGTTTTCGGGCGCAGCAGTTGCGATCATTCAGCCAGATCGTACAGGCGGCTCCGCCGGCTTACCAGGCCGTGTTATATCCAGCCATGCTAGAACTGTCCGATGTACCTAACCGGCATGAACTGGCGGATCAACTGCGAAAGGTCGGTGGCGTGGACGCAGCAGACCAGCGGACTCAACTCATGCGGGAGCAGTTCCAGGCCACGATGGAACAACAGCAGCTGGCTATGGCCGGGTTGCAGGAGCAATTGGTCAAGGCGCAGCAGGCATTGACTGACAAGTCGCGTGAGTTGGACCTTAAGGAGCGGAACCTGGATATTGAAGAAGAGAAGTTTGAGGTGGACACCCAGTTGAAGATCGAAGAATTACAGTTAAAGCATACCGATACCGCATTTTAGTGAAGGAGAAAACATGATCAGGTTTTTAAATGATGAAACCGTTGCAGGACACCGGTTCGGAAAAGGCGCGATAGCGCGGTTCGACTCAGCAACGGAGGCGCAGCTTATTGCCGCGGCAGACGCTGAAAATTATCCAGTGATCTTGCGGCCGGTTGAGATGCTTTCCGGGTCGGCTGTCGCGGTATCTTGCGCATCGACCGGTTTTGATGAAGTGCTTGCTTCGTTCACTATTGCTCCGGGGATAGTCGGAGTCAATAGTATCCTGCAGGTCGAGCCGTTATGGACGTTTACGAGTAGCGCAAATAACAAGATTTTGAAGGTCAGGCTCGGCGGCGCGACGATCTACAATGCCGCGCGCACCACTTCGGTAAACGAGGCGCCGCTGATCGTGCTGGCGAACCGGAATTCGCTCATGTCGCAGATACAGCCATATGATTATGGCTATGGAGCGGCCGGAGCAGGAGTGCCTGCGACGTACGCGATAGATTTTTCCCAGCCGGTGGATGTCGAGATCACTGGTCAGCTTGCCATCAGCGGAGATAGCCTGAAGCTCGAATACTTCCGCGTCCTGCATTTCGTGGGGGCCTGATGACTACCTGGTACGTAAGACCGGATACGAGTCACTCGACCACGCGTAACGGCATGTCATACGCAACTGCCTGGGGCGGCTGGTCTGCAATCGTCTGGGGTGGCGCGGGAGTGATTGCTGGCGATACGCTCTATGTCTGTGGGACACACGCCATCACATCCTCTATCGTCGTGGGCAATCATGGCGCAACAGTAAATAACAGAGTGACAATCAGCGGCGGCTATGCAGCGGATCGCGGCTCGATAATTGCCTCGGCAGACGGCGGAGTGTTTTTGCAGGTTCCTCGAAACTACACGAGTATTACCAACCTCACGATCACGGCCAAAAAGAGCTTTTGCATTTATCTATACGCTGCCGCCTCGATTACCGGCGTCACGATAGAAGGCTGTGTTCTCAACGGCGGCAGCGCCTCAATAATCAGCCTGGACTACACGAATAATGTAATCCATACCGATCTGACCATACGCAACAATGATTTTATTGGTGGGTCTGGTAGCAATCTTGGTTCAGCGATTAGCTGGATCGGAGCCGCATCTGGCGCACCCCTCACGATGCTGAATCGGGTGAGTGTCATAAATAACCGCTTTATCGGGTGTTCCTCGGCAAGGGCGGTCATTGAAATGTGGATCCAGCCTGGCGCTAATCTTGGTACGAAAATGACCGATATCGTTGCATCCGGAAATACATTCATCAGCTGCAGCGCAGTGGCGATGGAGATTTACTCAGAAATTTATGGGCGAAATAGCGGGATAAGGATAACCGACAACATCATACGTAATCAGAAAATGATGGGAACCCTGGGCGGAGGGTTCGCTATCGGCGGCTTCAGTCCATCGACGACAGATGGTTTTGGGGCAAACGTCATTGCCAGAAATAAAGGTTATGGGCTAAGCGGTGTTACCGGCATGATCAATGTATTTTACGGAACGTACCGCGTATATGACAACGTTGGCGAGGATATCACCACCAGCACGATAGACGGAACCGGTATTCTCTTCGATCACAAGTGCGATAGCAGCGTTGCGTACGGGAACAAATTCTCCCGTCTGATGGGCGTGCCGGGTGTCTATTATAGTGGTAACGGGATCACGATCCTCGATGCGACAAACATCGAAGTGTACGGAAATGTGATCGAGGATGCGTACTGCGGCATTCACTTCGGCAATAAGGAGGCCGGGCAGTCCTCGAACATTCATAACAACACGTTCATAAGATGTTCCATGGCGGTAGATGTAAGCACGGCTGCTGATAAAACCAGCAATTTTGTTCGCAATAACATATTCACCGCCGCTGGCGCTGTTACCTCGGTGCGCGTTTCGGGCGGAATCTGGACAGGTGAATCGAATAACGCTTTTTCAGGCTTTGGAAGTTCCTTAGGGCACGCGATCAGCACTACAAGCGTCACTGCCAATCCAGAGCTTGACGCCGATTACCGGCCTCGGTCCACTGTGCTTGTGCGTAAAGGGACCTATCTGGGCGGCAGGGATTTCAACGGCAAGCATTTTTATAACCCTCCTAATATCGGCGCGGTGGATGATGTAACGGTGACGCCGCGCTATGCGCTGACGCAAAGCTGATATTCACATGGATCAACATACTGAGCCGCCTGGAGCGGCTTTTTTAATGGTTTCACGTAATACGCGCTAACGGCGATACCGTAGTTTTTATCAATCCTGCCCAGATCAGTACGGGCAGCCCGCTCACTGGGTCAAGCAGTTGGAGGAAACGGTAATGGAAATGGATCAGCTTACGGATGAGCAAATTGCAAACCTTACGCCCGAACAGATCGAGATGCTGGAGAACGAACCAGGCCGTCTTGCTGAAATTCTGGGCGAACAAGCGGTAGCAGATGAGCCCAGGCAGGAAGAGGGAACAGGTGCGCCCGGTGGCAGAAGCAGCATCATGGGTGAAGATGAGCCCATCGTTCTGAACAAGAGCGGCAAGGGAACCATTCCTTACGAGAAGCACAAGGAATTGCGCGTGGAAAACTCGGCGCTGCGCGAGCAACTGAAATCCGCGCAGATGGAAAACAGCAAGGTCGCCGAGAAGCTTGGGGCGCTTTTGAAGAAAAAAGATAACGCGACAGGTACAAGTACTGCGGTGGCGGATGATGCCATCGAAAAACACCTGGAGCTTATCAGGAGCGATATGCCCGAGCTGCACAAGGTAATCAGCGCGGTTCTTGAAGGAAGCCGGAAGCAAGGCGAAAAGCTGGAAAAAACGCTCGAAGAACTGAAGCGCGAAAAGGAGGAGTCCGACCGTGCAGCCCAGTTGAGTATCCAGGAGCAGGTCGCCGAAGCCAAGGAAAATACGCCTGACCTCGTCCATTGGGAAAGCAACGATCCGCAAGCCTGGGATGAAGCCCTGAAGCAGGATGAGATTCTGAGAACCAGTATCCGATGGTCGGGAAGGCCTTATTCCGAACGGTTCGAGGAAGTCGTCCGCCGCGTCAGGGCAATCATGCCGGAAGCCTCCTTACCAACGAAGCATGCCGGCCACGAGCAAACGAAAGCCGATGCGAAAGCAAAGCTTGAGAGCGCTCCAGTACGAAAACCCACAACCCTGTCGGATATTCAGGGCGGTGCAAATCCGGCGTCCGAGCGAGAGCAGATCGACAACCTGAGCCCGCATGAACTGGCTCGAAAGTTGATGCAAATGCCGTCGCAAAAAGCCGCCGCCCTGAGAGCCGAACTTGATTAAGGAATAATGAAATGGCTGAAACAAACGTAGCAAGCGGAAGCTCGGTTGCTGTAAAACATTATAGCGCCGCACTCTTCGCCAACACCCTGAAAGGGGCCTCATCGATCGAAAATCTGTCCGGACCCGTGGAGCCATCCGCCGCTATGGAAAAGATTGCAGGTCAAACCGAGCCCGGAATGCCTATTGTTCGTATCGACAACCTGATGAAAAGCGCAGGCGACATTGTTTCGCTGGATCTGGTCGATACCGTAAGCGGCGAGCCGTTGATGGGCGACGTTAACCGCGAGGGCAAGGGCGATCCCCTGTCGTTCTCTTCGATGGAAATCAAGATCAATCTTTCCAGCAAAGTGATCGATGCCGGTGGCAGCATGTCACAGCAACGCACCAAGCACCAGTTGCGCGAAATTGCCCTGGCGCAATTGTCCGGCTACTTTCCGCGGCTGGATACCCAGGAGTCGCTGGTTCATCTGGCAGGCGCGCGTGGCTCGCAAACCGGAACAGACTGGACGATACCGCTTCAGACCAGCAACAAATTTGCCGACATTATGGTTAACCCGGTGAAAGCACCGACCTATAACCGGCATTTCGTGGTTAATGGGGCAAATTTGGCAGCGGGCGGTCAACAGCTTGGCTCGATCGTCTCCACCGATATGCTGAAACTCTCGCACCTGGATGTATTGCGCAAGCGCCTGGACGACATGGATCAGCCCTTGCAATCGGTGAAGCTGCCAGGTGACCGCGCCGCGCAGACCTCGAAAATGTGGATATTCCTTGCCACACCGAACCAGTACTCGGTACTGCTGACCGAAGGTTCGTTACGCGCATTCCAACAGAACGCAATGAATCGCTCGGCCTATCTGGACACCCGTCATCCACTTTTTGCCGGTGAAGTCGGCATGTGGAACGGCATACTGGTGATCAAGAATGAACGGGCAATTCGCTTCATGCCCGGCGAGAACACCAGTATCGTTACTGCCGGCAATGCGCTGACCGCTACCGAAACCAGCCAGGCCGTCAACGGCGGCCTCACCGCCGGTTACGCCGTGGAGCGCGGGTTGTTGCTCGGTGCTCAGGCACTTGGCGTCGCTTATGGCAAGACCAAGGTCAGCGGCATGCAGTTCGGCTGGAAAGAGCATTGGTACAACTTCGAAAGCAACCTGGAAGTCATGGGCGAAAAAGTATGCGGAAAGAGCAAGGTGCGCTTTTCGGTCGATGATGGCACGGGTACCAAAGTGCCGACAGACTTCGGCGTCATCGCGGTCGATTCCGCGATACCGCTCTAACTCAGGCTCGCGACTGGCGCAAGCGGTGCCATAGACCTGTATCCAATGATTGGAGAAGAACTCCAATTCCTATTTCCGCGGAAACGACGATGCTCTCCAGTGATACCGGCCTTATGAAGGCACCGCTTCAATCATTATTACAAAGGGGTTACGAATGGCTACTTTTAGTGCAGCAGATTTGAGCAGCAAAGCCCGGCATATGGGCGGCTATGGCAACACCGCTGTTGCCTGGGGTTCAGTGGCGCCTGCCGCAGGGGCCGCCGGCGATATCTACCGCCCGGTGATTATTCCGGCAGGCATAGAGGTAACCGATGTGGACATCGTGAACGACAAACTGGACAGCAACGCCGCCCCTGCAATCGCCTTCAAGGCAGGTTATGCGCCGGTCTACCCGGATGACGGCCCTGCTGCGAGCGATGCGTACTTCACGTCTGCCGGCAATACCGCGCTCCGTAATGCCGGGCGCGCTTCACTGGCGTTCCAGCCGGTCAAATTCGAGAAACCGGTATATCTGACGATCACGCTTACCGCGTCGGCGGCGTCGTTTGCTCCAGGCAAGGTAACGGCAATCGTCAAGGGCGATGGAGTAGGAGTGAAGTAGATATCAGGCAGCAGTAGGGAGCAAGGGCGTGATTTTGGGCGGCTACCGTGAGGTGGCCGCCTTTTTTATGGAGCATTACATGCCGCATCTGAAATACATTGCCGCTACAGTTAAGACAGACAGCATCAACGGTGTCGGATTGAACTGGCAGCCGGGGCAGGTTCGTAGTGTCACCGCTGAGGTGGCCGAACGCCTTCTTGTCTTTACCGATACCTGGGAGATTGCCGGTGAAGCGAACGGAAGCAATGAACGCATCGGGCTCACTGAGCAGCCACAAGCGGTGGAAGAGCCGCTACCCGTCATCGACTTCCATGCCATGGATAAAAATGCGCTGATCGAGTATGCCGAACGTCACTATAACGAACGGCTGGGCAAGCGTCAGAGTGAAGAAACGGTGCGACACAAGGTCATCGCCTTATTCTCCAGACATGAAATGGCCGACTGAGGAATGACGGATGACTTTCACCTACCAATCGGTTGTCGATCTGGCGCGCATACCGCTCAATGATGAAGATAAAGCCAGGTATTCAGATGCTACGTTGCTGTCATTAGCCAACCAGGCAGTGCTACAAGTCCTCAAGCGCCGGCCTGACTTGTTCGTGGGGCAGTTCGCCAGCCTGCCGGATGGGGAGAGGATGTTGAGCGATGTCTTTCCAGTATCTGCCGCGTATGTGCAAACTGTTGCGGATTACGTCACGGCCAGAACGGAAATGACTGATGACGAGCACGCCAGTTCCGGTCGGGCGGCGGTGTTCGCCCAACTATTCAGCGCCGAGGCGCAATCATGAAACTGTGGCGTGATTTCTACGATTTGATGATGCCGGACGTGCCCGGTTGCCCATCCGCTGCTGCCGATAGTGCGTTGCGCCAATCCGCTATTGCGTTTTGCGAGCAATCTCTTGCGTGGCAAGGAACGCATCCTGATGTTCCGGTAGTGGCGGGCACGGCGGAATATGCTTTTACCCCACCGGCGGATGCAGTTGTACATACAATTATCCATGCGGCACTGGATGGAGAAGAAATCGCATTGTATCCAGATAAACCGGGTATGGGCAGCATAAACCGGCACGGGCGGAAGGGTATTCCGGCATACATTCTTGCCGGCGCCGCTTCCTTGACGTTTGTGCCGGCACCTAGCGCGCCCGGTACGCTGTCGATGACCGTTGCTTTCAAACCTTCACCGGTCAGCACGGGGATAGTTGATGGGCAATTCAACGAATACCGCGAAGCGATTGTCCACGGCGCACTGGTGCGGTTGATGCTGTCGCCCAAGAAGCCGTACTCAAGCACCCAACTTGCTCAATACCATCAGCAGCAATTCGCGGTAAAGACAGCAGCGGCAGGCCAGCGGGTGGCGAGAGGTTATACGCGCGCGCGGTTGCAAACCAGGATCATGGCCAGGGGCATAGAACAAGCCGTCAAATAATAAGGGAAGTGGTGGATATAAGGGAACCGGTGGATTCTCGTTTTTGGGGAAATGAATCGGATTTCCGATTATGCAAATGACATGAAGACGCCCGGATTTTCTACTTTCAGGGAAAAACATTTAAGGCCCCGATTGAAGGCTGGCTTAAATAATAAGGGTAAAGCATGGGACTCAAGTTCTCGAATTTCGGCAAGGCTATAGTCAGTTCCGCCCCAAGCGGGACAGCAGGGTTGAGCTTCACGGTTGAGCCCGGGAAAGGGATTCTCTTCCCGGTGCTCGGCGTCAGCGATTATTTTTATGGCGTTTTCAAGGACGCCTCGGGCAATCGGGAAATCGTGAAGGTCGAGGCGCGCAGCGCAGATAGCCTTACGATCTCCGTGGGCGGACGTGGGCTCGACGGCACCGCCGCAAGAACCTGGGCGGCCGGTGATTATTTTCTGGCCAGCGTGACCAACGTTGCCCTGCAAGAGTCACTTGCAAACGTAAATCTTATCGCACTGGGCGGGTTGACCGCATCCGCCGACAAGTTGCCGTATTTCACGGGGGCGGGTACGGCGGCACTGGCTGACCTGAGCCCGTTTGCCCGAACATTGCTGGATGATGCAGAGGCGGCGACGGCACGGGCAACATTGGGTATCCCCGCCGCGATTGGCGCGCTTATCCCATCCGGCACGGTCATGCCATTTTTTCAGCCCGTCGCCCCCGTTGGCTGGACGCAAATAACCACACATGACAATAAGGCCATACGGATAGTCAGCGGCCTCGGCGGGAACTCTGGCGGTTCAGTCACATTTACGACCGCCTTCGCGCCGCAAGCAGTTAACGGATCGAACAGTGCCACCACTCTTACTGAGGCGCAGATACCGCCTCACCGACACGCTATTTATATTGGGAATGGTTCTTCCGGGTCACCTCGTCCAGACTATGACCCGCAAGATGGTAATAAGCCAGATACGATGGGATATACAGAATATACCGGAGGCGGAGGCTCTCACAATCACACTTTTACTGGCACAGCCATCAACCTGGCCGTGCAATATATCGACATGATCATAGCGAGTAGAGACTGATGGAAACCAGGGTTTCCGATTGCCCTCTGGGGGCGAAGTGCGAAGAGCTCAAAATCGAAGACGGGAAACCGATCCTGTACCGTTGCCCCTGGTATGTGCAGATTCGCGGCGTTGACACGAATACCGGACAGGAAAGCGACACCTGGGGCTGCGCCATTGCATGGCTTCCCACCCTGACGATCAATGCGGCCAATGAATCGCGCAAAGGTGTGGCGGCCACCGAATCGTTTCGCAACGAAATGGTGAAGCAGGGAGCGCAGACACAGCAGGTGCTGCTGGTAGCGGCGCAATCGGCGAACAGGAAACCGGGCATCAAATCATTGGAGCAAGCAGACATATGCGAGTAACAATTATTCGAGACGACGGAGTCGTCGGAGTTGCCGGAATATTTAAGCCGGTTGATTTGTCGGCGCTACCGCAGGCATACGTGCCGTGCAGTGGAATGGCACAAGCGGGCATATAGAGTATGACGGTGCTGCAAACACGGTCCTGGACAGCATAACGGATTTCAAGCCTTTTATAGAGCGATGGACTACCGCTCAGTCGCAATCATCCATGCCACCTGCTCCGCCTTCAGGCAACCAAACGAAAATGCCGGTGCTGGCACGCATCAATGCAGCCTATCAGGCCGCTGTCGATGTAGTGAGAGCGGATTACCCGGTGGGCGAAGACGCATAACTCACCCGTAACGCAATTGATCAGATTCAGTTGATCAGATTCATCGGATATGACGCGGCTTTGCCGCGTTTTTTTTTGCTCCTCACCTGCATAGAAGCACTTTGACCGCTTCGGATCACCTGGACCACTTTGCCTGTTTGTTCAGATTTATTTTTTTGGAGAATCCACCATGACCATGTTCCAGCGCAAGCGCATCAGAATCATCAAGGAAGAACTGGAAAAGCAGAATGCGGCGGTCGACGCAAGCGCTGACAAACTGCTCGATAAACTGAAGGCATCCAAATGGACGGCAGCCGTACTGTTGGGCGCCGCCCTGCTTGCAGTTGCAATCTTATGGATCCTGTCCTGATCATGGCGGATGACGACAGCGATCACAAGATCGAGCGACGGCGCGGGCCGTCCACCTCTACATTATCCTTTAGCGGGATTATTGCGGTAGCGGGTCTACTCGCGTCGGGCGTCGCGACATACAACGCGGTGCAAAACGATATCGCAAGCTTGAAGCGGGGAGAACTCTATCAGGAAAGAACCAATGAGCGCCTGAGCGAAGAGCTCAAATCGGTACGGATCGAGCAACGGGAAACGATGAAAGAATTCAACGAAAAGCTCGACCGGATCATTGACCAGTGGGCACGCGGGAGGAAGCAATGAGATATCCGCTTGGAGCCCTGTTTCTGGCGTCATGTACCATGCTGGCGCCACTGCCGGCGGAACATCAGGTGATCGAAGAGACCGCGTCCGTCATTCATCCCGAGCCGGAAAACTGGACGGGGGCGCGCAAGCCGAAACCCAGGATATCGTCTTCACCCTCATCCTCATCCGAAATCGCGTCCTGCGCCACCCTGGATGCGGGCGACATGAAAGAGACGATAAAGGCGAAGCTCGACTGCATTACGGAAAATGCGAAATGACATCCGGCGCAATCGGCAAGAGTGTAGTAAAAATCCGAGGGATCGAGAAATGATTAAACCATCCACCGCGCAAGTCCGGTCTGCAATGGCTGTACTGGTGCTTACGGCGTCCACGCTCGTGGGGATCGCCGTGCATGAAGGCTACAAGGATGAGGCATATATTCCCGTGCCCGGCGATGTGCCGACTATCGGATACGGCACGACTGCCGGGGTCAGGATGGGCGACCGGACCACGCCGGTGCGGTCACTGGTGCGGTTGCTTGACGAGATCGAGGGCGTCTATGCCGCCGGTGTAAAACGCTGCGTGACCGTACCGCTGTACCAGTATGAGTACGAGGCGTTCGTCAGGCTGGCTTATAGCATTGGCGTCCCGACCTTCTGCCGGAAAGCCTCGCCAGGAAAATCGCCTAACCTGATCGACTTGATCAACGCGGAAAAATATGCGGAAGCATGCACACGTATAGAGGCGTTCAAGTATGGACCGGGCAGAAAAATATTGCCGGGCCTGGTAAAGAGGCGGGCCGAAGAGCGTGCAATATGCGAAGGAAAAAAATCAGGTCGGCAAAACGCAACATTATCCCAAAATTGAGGTTTTGCCAGAGTGAGCGCTTTCAGAATCACCGGATTTTCCGGACTGGTACCAAGGCTGGCCAAGCAATTACTTGGTGCCAGCCAGGCTCAGGTTGCGACCAACTGTAATTTGACAAGTGGCGATTTACGCCCGCGGAACGGCCCGCTTTTGGTATTTGCACCGGTCATCGCCAACGACATCGTTTCGATGTTTCGTATGGAGAAGGGTGGGAATGAAAAATGGCTGGCGTGGGACAAGGATGTGGATGTTGCCCGTTCTCCTGTCGTCGGCAATACATCGCGACGCTTTTACTATACCGGCGATGGTGAACCGCGCGCATCGGAATATGACATGGCGACTGCGGGCGCTGGTCCTTACCCATCGGGCTGCTATGTGCTGGGCGTGGCGCAACCGCTTAACCCGCCTGTTGTCATGGCCGCCGGTGGCGCGGGACCGACGGTTACCCGTTCCTACGTTTATACCTTTGTCACGCAATGGGGCGAAGAATCCGCGCCGTCGCCGGCATCGCCGGTAACGACCGGAAAGGATGACGGTACCTGGGCGTTGTCAGGCATGGATGCCGCGCCGCCCAATACGGGCGCAATAACCGGCGCAGTGAAGGATATACCGTTTGGGGGACAGGTAGAGATCACGCTGGATACGGTGTATGGGCTCCGGGCGCATGAGAAAATCAGGTTCACATCCGTGGAGGGCATGACGGATCTCAATGGCGAGTTTGCGCTGGTGCATGTGGATCCGGCCACCAGCAAGGTCGTGATATCGCTTTCGACAACACAGGTTTACACCACCGGCGGGGCATGGGTACGGGCGGCGCGGCACAACACGAGCGGCATGACCAGGCGTATTTACCGCACGCTCACCACTTCAGGCGGCACGACATATCACTATGTCGTCACGATACCCGCAATTACCGCCTCGTACGAGGACTCAACCCACGATGAGGAAGTTGCCCTGGGCGAAATGTTGCCTTCCACAAACTGGAGTATGCCGCCTGCGGACATGAAGGGTATTACGATTCTTGCGAACGGGGTTGCCGCCGGTTTCGCCGGTAATGAAATCCTGTTCTCGGAACCATTCAAACCCTATGCCTGGCCCACCGCTTACCGCCAGACCTACGATCAGGACATCGTCGCGATTGCCGTTACCGGCACCACACTGGTCGGTATGACCGAAGGCAACCCATTTACCATCACCGGGGTTGATCCGGTAACGATGGGCGGCGGCATGGAGAAGCTGGGCGTTGCGTGGCCCTGCATGGCGAAGCGCGGCGTGGCGAGCTTTGCATTCGGTATAGGTTATCCCGCTCCGCAAGGCATGGTAATGATTGGAGCGAATAGCGACATCGTTACCAAAGATCTGTTCACGCAAAGAGAATGGGCGGAACTGAACCCTGCCACATTCATCGGGACCTCTGCCGATAACCGCTATTACGCAGGTTATACCGCTAACGATAGTTCGCTCATGTTTGTGATCGACAAGGCCGAGAGCGCATCCTTTATCAAGGTCAATCAGAATATCACCGCAATATGGGCGGACCCGGCCACAGGCAAACTCTATGTGGCGGTGGACAGGAAAATCTACGAATGGGAAGGCGATGCCGGGACCAAACTCACTTACGAGTGGAAAAGCCGGAAATTCATCACTGCGCCTCCCGTCAATTACGGAGCGGCGAAGATAGACGCCGACTTCGATATGCCGGAAATGGAGGCGGCATCCGCGCAGAGCTCCTACGATGCGGCCATCGCAGCAAACCAGGCATTGATTACCAACGGCATGATGAATGACGGATTAGCCGACTCCTGTCTCGCCGAATATGAGATTGGCGGCGATGCCATGCAGGATATTCCGCCGCTGGCCATCGATTCCCTGCAATTTCAGCTATGGGCCGATGGTGCACTGAAATTCACCAGACAGGTGCGTAACAGCCGCGCCTTTCGGCTTCCCGCCGGATACAAATCCGATAACGTGGAGATTGTGCTATCCGGCAATGTGAAGGTTACCGGCGTGGTGCTGGCCGAGACAATGGATGGGTTAAAGCAGGCATAGCAAGTATTTATTTAATATACCTATACACCATTCTCGATTTGGCGCAAGTGTAGTCCTGGGCAGGATGGGTGGAACGCAGCGCAACCCATCAAAACTAAGCAACCGACATATTAAAAGTGACCCGCCCAGTTCGCTCAGTTCATCTGGGCGGTTTTTTTGTTTATGGAAAAAGGAGTATCGAGTGGCAAAATATGTTCATTCCGATGTGCTGGATGGTGGCCTCAATGCAATCAGAAATGGCGCAATCCGCATGCTTTTGCTCAAAACCTACATTCCGGCCGACAGCTACGCAACAGTAACCGGAAACGCGATTTGTGAAGTTACCATGGCCTCTGGCGACTACGCGCTGACCGGCGCCGATGGCGCCGCGCGTGTCTTGAGTGTTTCGGCCAAGAGCGGAGCGGCTTTCGCCAACTCAGGCGCAGCGCCGGATCTGCACATTGCTTTTACCGATAGCGTCAGCAAGGTTTTGCTGGTGACGGATGAAACCAGCGACCAGGTGATTACCAGCGGGAATACCATCAATTTCCCGAGCCTGACTTATACCAGTTCACAGCCTGCCTAAAACCAGTTCACAGCCTGCTGGACGAGGTTTTCCAAAAACTCTTGAGGAACAGATCATGGCAACCTTCACACAAACTCAGGGCGTTCGCAGCCCATCCGTACTCAACTTGGGAACATTGGCGAACGCGACCTATATAACCTCGGCAGCAATTGACCTGGGCTCCGTTATTCCGTTGGACGTTACTTTGGAAATTGAATGCGACCCGAACGGAACCCCTGCCGGCAACAGGCAGCTCATCCTGTTCGCAAAGCTATCGCTGGACAATACCAATTTTGGCAGCGGGCCGGAAAGCGGCACAACATCCACAGAAGAAGCGGACTTGCATTGGATCGGTTCAATGCCCTGCAACGATACCAATATACACAGGAAATTCTTCAGCTTGCAAGGCCTGCCCGTTACACGTTATCTCAAGTTGGTCGTAAAAAACGATACCGGCGTGGCACTCAGTTCCGGTAACGTTTACCGGGCAGACATTACCGGCTTTTCCACCTAGATCGCGTAAACATGTCCGTAATAATCCTCCCCAACCGACTTAACAAGCAGCCACAGTACGCTGCCCCGATCGACTACGCCGGGCTCGGTAAGGGTATACGCATACTGTGGAATCCAGCCGCTGGTCCCGTTGACCTCGCGACAGGCCGGGTATGGTCTACAGGCGGTAATGCGGCAATAGCGAGGGGTCAGAAGGGGCACGTATTCAGGTTCGACGGGGTCGATGATTATTACGGTTATACCGGGTATCCGGAGATTACCGGCAATGTCGGCTCCTTCTTTATCTGGTGTCCCACCGTAGGGGCCGCCGACACCTATGGGCATGCTTTATTCGGTGCATCGTCTCCTGTCGCGTTCGCTCATCAGATCAATCCAGCCATGCAAGTGCATATTGGTTCCAGTCCGCCCAGCACCGGGACGCTGCCATCCTGGTTCAATACCAGAAACCGGAGCCTTGTTCTTGTGTCGGGCGGCACGGCGGCAACGTGCAGGGCTTTTCTCGACGGTAAAGACAGCGGGTTGACCTGGCCTGGCGCGCCCGCTGCGTGGGGACCGGGAAACAAGAATTTTAACCTTGGGCGATATGTCGGCGGAACATCCTGGGATTTTGACGGGACAATACTCATCGCCGGGCATACCGAGAAAATCTGGGGCGACGCTGAATCAAGGGCGTTCCATGATAATCCGTGGCAGCTATTCAAGGTTTCCCCAAAAAAACTGTGGAAAAGCAGCGGTGCGATACATCATTTGACTGCGGAAGCTCCAGTTCAGTCGAATTTCGGCGACATGCGAGCAGTAGCGCAGGATCACGCGCTGGTTGGATCCGCATCGACGCAAAATGGTATGGGCAGCGCCGGGCCGCTAATTCAGGATCAGGCTCTTGTTGTTGCACCCGTCGCCCAGGCCAGCACATCAAGTGCTGGGCCGATTACCCAAAATCAGGTTCTTGCCGTTGTATCGAATGCTCAGGTTAATTCATCCAGTACCGGCGCGGTAACACAGGCACGGATGTTGATCGTGCCAGGGCAAACGCAGGGGCAGGCATGCTCCGCGCCAACGATAACCCAAACGCACATCATCGTTGCCACTGCGCCTACCCAGGAGAACAAAAGCACCACTGGCGTCCTACATATCGACAGCGGCGGGCTCAAAGTGGAATCGGCGGTTCAAGGAAACGCCGCTGTCGCCGCGATCATTACGCAGGCGCATATGCTCATTGTTTCCTTTCCCAGCCAAGGCAGCAAAGCCGGCACAGGCGCCGTCAGCGATGGGGTTGTCGTCGAAGCTGCGCTGAGTATCGGTATGGCGCCAATGCTACGCATCAAGAAGCCGGGCATACCTGCTGGAACGCCGGAATGGCTGAAAACCATGATCGAGCTACTGACCGGGCGGCGGGGAAACAGGATCATGCCGCCGGCGTTTCGCGCGCTCACATTTTCTGCCGTGCCTACCCGAACGGAATGCGAGGCGCTCTATGCCTATACCAATGACGTCCGCAACGCGGTGGAACGCATCATTACCAGACTGGATAGCTGATGAATACAGAACTGATTGCTTTGCTCAAGGCAAACATGGGCTTGCCCTTGCTGCCCGGGTTGGCGGCGGATATTTGCGTTGCAGCCAGCCGAATTGGAACGCTGGTACCGGCAAGCGTCACTGAACAGATCAAGCCTGAAAAACATGAAGATTTCATATTTTCCCTGGAGCGTATCGAGAACATTGGCGAGGAGGTAAAGCCGCTGCACCGGGCGCATTGGGATGAAACAGAGGCGCATCGGCATGGGCTGCCATTCAATCCGGATTACGAAACCTTCATCCGTTATGAACGTGCCGGGCGGTATGTTCTTTTGACCCTGAGACACGGAGGAAGATTATTGGGCAACTGTGCCATGTACCTGGATAAGAGCGCACATACGCAAACCATCATCGCCACGGAAGACACCCTCTATTTGCTGCCTGAAGCGCGCAAGGGGAGGGCTGCCCGGTATTTTGTGGCATACGTGGAAAACGCGATGCGACTCATCGGCGCCAGTGAGATCAATATTACCGTGAAGACGGTCAACAAGGCTGCGCGGTTCTTCCGTCTGCTCGGCTATCGCCATGTGGAAAATGGATTGAATAAAATACTGGAGGTCGAAAATGTGTAGCTCTAAACCGCCGAAACCCGATCCGCTGATCGGCCAGACAGCGAAGCAGAATGCCGACATCGCGCAGCAACAGCTTGATGTGGCGAAACAACAACTCGAGTGGGAAAGGGATAGGGCCAGTGTGCAGGACCCGTTGATTCAAAAGATTGTTGATCAGCAGATTGCAGCAGGCGATGCCAATGCCGCCAGGGCGGAGTCGCAATGGCAGATTTACCGCGATCTGTTTGCGCCTATAGAGGAGCGCATGGTCAAGGATGCCAATGAATTCGATTCGCAAGCACGCAAAGACCGGATGGCGGCAGAGGCGGGCGGCGACGTCGTGCGCGGTTACCAGGCTGCGCGGGACGCCAGCCAGCGCTCAATGGAGCGCATGGGCATCAACCCGAATTCAGGCAGATTTCAGGCATTGGCCCTTGAAACCAGCCTGGGGTTGGCCAAGGATACGGCAGGCGCCATGAACAAGGCGCGCCGGGATACCGAACTGCAGGGTATGGCCATGCGGCAAGGCACGGCGCAATTCGGGCGCAATATGCCCACCACAGGGATAGCGACCGATGCAGCCGCGTTGAACGCCGGTAACTCAGCCGCGGGAAACCTTGCTACCCAGGCGGGGCTGCATAATGCCGGCCTGAATGCGGCACAGAGCTGGTTCGGCGGAGCTACCGGGGCAAACAACTCAGCGGGCAACACAATGCTGAATCAGTACCAGGGCCAGCTTGGCGCATGGCAGCAACAGCAGCAAAACAAGGCAGCCGCGCTGGAAGGATTGGGGAGCCTGGTTGGAACGCTGGGGGGCGCTTATATGATGGGCCCGGGGCTTCGCAAAGGCGGCATCATCAAGAATGGGAGCCCTTATGGCCCGGGATTGCTGAAGCGCAAAGGCTATGCGAAAGGCGGCATGATAAAAGGCCCGGGCACCGCCACGAGCGATTCAATCCTGGCAAGCATTGAAGGGATCAAGCCTATCCGTTTATCCAACGGCGAAGCAGTATTGAACAAGGAAGCCATAGCGCTGATAGGGGAGGATTTTATCCATCGAATCAATAGCGGAAGCCTGGCTATGGTAAAGCGCAACCGCGCTGTCGATAAAAAAAACGGGGAGATCGGGCATGATTAATGGACTGGGTGCATTTGCGGGCGGGCTCGCGAAAGGTTTGGGCGCCGGGCAGGATATCAATTTGCGGCGGCAATACATCAGCGAACAGAAAAAATCCGGTCTGCGCAAAACAGAATTGCATCAGGCGAAACTGAAAGAGGTCGGTTTCGACAGCGAAAAGCGGAACCGACTGCGGAACGCCAACGATGAAATAGTTGCCGGTTGGCAGCATAATCAGCAGGCCCCAACTACTCAGCCGGTGCAATCCGCAGCGCCGGGGCTGAGCGAGATATCGGCACAGATGCCCATGGTTGTCGATACAAGAGCTGCCGGGCTTTCCAGCATCAACAAGCCGTTGGCGCAGCCAACGATGTCATCCGATGAAATGATCGGCATGCGCATGCTGACCAGCAATCTTCCGGAAGACCCGGATGAGCTGACGCGGATGGCAGGCATTTATGAGAAATATGGCCTTCTGGAAGAGATGACGCCATGGATGAACCAGGTCTACGCAGCCAAGAAAAGCCGTATTCCTGATGCGTTGCATTTCTTGTTAAACGGGGATGCGAAAGGCGCCAGGGAAATTTTGGAAAAAGGGAGTGTACGCCTGAGGGATGATCCGGTGCGCATGCGTTCTAATAGTAGCCAAAAAAATGTATGGAAATTTAGATTTGAGGATGGAAGAGAAGAAGATGTCAACCTGAAAGAATTTACTGGGAGGTTTTTTCCCGAGAATTCTCTCAAGATAAGGATAGGAGAATAGAATTAACTGCAACTGACCAAGCACCAGCGCTTAGTGGCAATGTTGCGTGGCAAGTTCGATGATGCGCGGGTTGAACTCTTTGGGCCGCAGGCATATCATCGGACTGCGCTGCGGCCACACCTTGAGGATGTTGGCCGGGCGGTATGCCCTCATGCGCCGCGTTTTAAACGGTGCATGATGCTCGGATTCAACGGATAATCGTAAGCCCGACTGTCTTGAGAAGTTGGCTGGATGGCGCATAATCGACGATGCTTTTGAAGGGATGGCAAATTCGTTGACGCAGGAACTCGGAAAACCCATCGGAGCCGCTATCGTAGAGTTTGTTAAAGCAAAATTTCCTTTTGATGAGCACTCGACTTTTCCGCAAGGCGAGCCTCATTCGTAGTTCGTTTACTGTTGATACCATATTTTATCAACTATAAAACCCAACCGTTCGATCGATCAATTCTCTGGCGGGGCGATTTTGTCTGAAGCCTTACTCTGCCTGATGTTCTGGCCGGGTAGACAGAATCGCGCTATCTGCAACAAGAGTTCCAGCTGCGTGCTGGAACGGACTTATCAGGCAGAACCCTAGTCGCAACGTTTCTTTATTGATCCGTCGTCGGCATGCCTATGCGAAAATCTGGCTCTGCTGTCGTAAGATAGCCCAATTTATTTCAAGCCGCTCAGCGAGCCTTATATTATGTCCGCACTGACGACCCTGCTGAACACCTATCGCAACGCTGCCGTATCCGAGCGCGAAAAAGGCACGTACTTTGAAGAACTGATCGTCTGCTACCTGCGTCACGAGGCTACCTACCGTGACCTGTACAGCGACGTATGGACGTATGCGCAGTGGGCGAAGCTGCAGGGCATCGACAAACGCGATGCCGGCATCGACCTGGTTGCGAAGACGCACGGCACCTATGAGCTGCACGCCATTCAATGCAAATTCTACGCCGAAGACTATCGCGTCCAGAAAAGCGATATCGATAGCTTTTTTACCGCCTCAGGCAAAAGCACGTTCAAGCACCGGGTCATTGTCAGCACAACATCCAACTGGAGCGTGCACGCCGAAGATGCGCTGCAAGACCAGAATCCACCGGTCAGCAAAATCGACCTGTACGATCTGGAAACCAGCCAGATCGATTGGACCAGATACCAGCCAGGCCAAACTCCGATATTCCAGGTCAAAAAGACATTACGCACACACCAGAAGAGTGCCCTAGAGGCCGTGGTCCTAGGTTTAAAAACCGCCGAACGCGGCAAGTTGATTATGGCCTGTGGCACGGGTAAGACTTTTACCAGCCTGAAGATTGCCGAAACGCTTGCGGGTGCAGGTGGCCGTGTTTTGTTTCTGGTGCCCAGCCTGTCACTGCTGTCGCAAACACTGACGGAGTGGACGCAAGAAAGTGACATACCGCTACACAGCTTTGCCGTTTGCTCCGATAGTGATGTGGGCAAGAAGCGCAAGGTAGACGACGACGTCGTGCAAACTTTTACCCACGAGCTACGCTACCCAGCCACCACGGAACCGGCACGGCTAGCCGGTGAGATAGCCAAACGCCAAGATGTCCAGCACATGAGCGTGGTGTTCAGTACTTACCAATCCATTGATGTCATCAGCCAAGCACAAAAGCAGTTCAACCTGGATGATTTCGATTTGATCGTCTGTGATGAGGCGCATCGCACCACCGGCGCTATTTTTGACGGGCAGGAAGAAAGTGCTTTTGTGCGCGTGCATAGCGCTGACTTCATTCGTTCGTCCAAACGCGTGTACATGACCGCCACGCCGCGCATCTATGGCGATATCGCCAAAGCCAGTGCTGAGCAGGACAATGTCGCGCTGTATTCCATGGATAACCAAACCCACTATGGGAAAGAGCTATTTGTCATCACTTTTTCCGAGGCGGTCAAGCGCGGCCTGCTGGTCGATTACAAGGTAATTGTCCTAGCGGTTGAGGAAGCCCACGTCAACCGCCGCCTGCAAAGCCTGCTGGCTGACGGGAACAACCAGTTGAAGGTGGATGATGCCGCAAAGATCATCGGTTGCTGGAAGGCTTTATCTAAACAGGGCTTGGGGGCAGATCTGGCTGAAGACACTTCGCCTATGCAGCGTGCGGTGGCATTTTGCCAGGTGATCGAGGTGAGCAACAAAGGCAGGACTCACAAGGTCAGCTCAAAGAATATTGCAGGCATGTTCCAGGCTGTGGTGGAAGCCTACCAGGAGACGGAAGAGTTCGAGACAGCGGCGACATTAACCTGCGAGGCGGCACACGTGGACGGCAGCATGAATGCCAGCCAGAAGGAAGAAAAGCTCAACTGGCTGAAAGCCGATGCGCTCCGGAATACCTGCCGCATCCTGAGCAATGTGCGCTGCTTGTCGGAAGGTGTGGATGTACCGGCGCTGGATGCGGTGCTGTTCTTGACACCTCGCAACTCCCAGGTGGATGTGGTGCAGTCCGTGGGCCGTGTCATGCGTAACGCACCCGGCAAAAAGCGCGGCTATGTGATTTTGCCGGTGGTAATCCCCGCCGGCATGGAAGCGCATGAAGCGCTGAACGATAACCAGACCTATAAAGTGGTCTGGCAAGTGTTGCAGGCATTGCGCTCACACGATGACCAGTTTGATGCCATGGTCAACAAACTGGACCTGATCGGCAAAGATGTTAAAAAGATGGAAATCATTGCTATCACCGATAAAATTCAAAAGAAGCAGGAGCGCAGCAAAGGCGAGACCAAGGCACGAACGGGTAAAGGCGTTTATGCCTTGGGCGACGCACCCGGAATGGATGCGAGCAAGGCGCAAGCAGACCTGCAATTTGAAATCGGTGAGATCGAGCGCGCCATCTACGCCAAGCTGGTTCAGAAAGTGGGCAACCGCCACCACTGGGAAGACTGGGCTAACGACATTGCCAAGATCGCCCGCACGCATATTGACCGTATCACCGCCATTATCGAAGAGTCCGCCAATACGCGTGAACGGGACGCCTTCAATGCTTTCGCGGCGGAACTGCGCGATGACCTGAACGACAGTATCTCTGACGCCGAAATCATCGAAATGCTGGCCCAGCATTTGATTACGAGGCCCGTGTTCGACGCGCTGTTTGAGAGCTACAGCTTTACCCGACACAACCCCATGTCGCAGGCGATGCAAGGCGTGCTGGATGCTTTGCATGAGCACCATCTGAACAAGGAAGCCGACACGTTGCAACGCTTTTACGAAAGCGTGGCAATGCGTGCTGAAGGAATCGACAACGCGGCAGGCAAGCAAAAGATCGTGGTCGAGCTGTACGACAAGTTCTTCCGTAATGCTTTTCCACGCATGACAGAACGCCTGGGAATTGTGTATACGCCGGTGGAGGTAGTGGACTTCATCATCCACAGCGTGAACGATGTTCTGAAAACTGAGTTCGGGCAGACCTTGGGCAGCGATGGCGTACATATCCTAGACCCCTTTACCGGCACCGGTACTTTCATTACCCGTCTGCTGCAAAGCGGCTTGATGACAACAGAGCAGCTAAAGCACAAATACAAAAGCCAGATCCACGCCAATGAATTGGTATTGCTGGCCTATTACATCGCCGCAATCAACATTGAGGCCGTGTACCACGATATCGTGGGTGGCGACTACGTACCCTTTGAAGGCATTTGCCTGACCGATACCTTCGAAATGTACGAAAAGGAGGATCTGGTCAGCAAACTGCTGGTGGACAACAGCGAGCGGCGCAAGCGCCAGAAGAATCTGGATATTCGCGTGATTATGGGCAATCCGCCGTATTCGGCGGGACAGACGAGCGCGAACGACAATAATGCCAACGTAGCCTATCCGCATTTGGATGAACGTATTGAGAGTACCTATGTGGCATATTCAAAAGCTGCTTTATCTAAAGGGCTGTATGACAGTTATATTCGTGCGATACGATGGGCAAGCGACCGTGTGGGGAACAGTGGTGTAATCGGCTTTGTAACTAATGCTGGATTTGTCGAGGCTAATACCGCTGATGGGTTACGTCAGTGCCTGACCGAGGAATTCAGCAGCATTTATGTATTTCATTTGCGGGGGAATCAACGTACATCTGGTGAGCTGTCACGTAAAGAAGGGGGCAAGATTTTTGGTAGTGGCAGCCGCGCACCGATTGCCATCTCGTTATTGGTCAAGAACCCTAATGCCAGGGAAAGTGGGCTGATTCATTTCTATGATATAGGCGACTATCTGAGCCAGGCTGAAAAGCTGGAGAAAATCAGCGAGTACGCCAGCATCTCGGGTATCACCAGCGCAGGCGGCTGGCAAACCATCGTTCCTGATGAGCATGGTGATTGGCTTAATCAGCGAGATGACAGCTTTGACGAGTTCATAGTGTTGGGCGACAAAAAGGGGAGTGGGCTGAAGTTGTTTAGCAACTTCTCTTTGGGGGTAGCCACAAATCGTGATGCCTGGTGCTATAACGCGGCAAAAAGTGATGTGGAAGCCAACATGACGCGCATGATCGCTTTCTACAATGAAGAGCTTGCGCGCTTTAACGCCGCTCACGTAGGGTTAGATAGAAAAGCTCGTGGTGAACAAATAGATGCGTTCATCGACACGAATAGGACAAAAATTAGTTGGACGCGGGCATTGAAGCAAGAGTTAGCCAAAGACCGAGAGTTTCGTCTAGATGCGGACTGCCTTACTTCGAGCCTATATCGACCTTTTACCAAGCAATGGATGTATTTCAATCGTACCTTCAATGAGATGGTATTGCAGATGCCGCGAATTTTCCCAGATGCTGCGGCAGAAAACTTGGTGATTCAAGTGAACAGCAACTTCGATGGGAACGGCTGTCTTGCGATAATAAGTAATGTTTTGCCCGATCTTCATTGCAACGGCGATAGCCAATGTTTTCCCCTGTATCTTTACGACGAAGAGGCCACCTCAGCCACTGCTTCGCAATCGAAAAACCTATTTGATATGCCTGTCGCCGCGCAAGCGCGACGCCAGCGCCGTGACGCCGTGACCGATGAAGGCCTGGCTCACTTCCTGGCCGCCTACCCCGGTGAGCAGATCAGCAAAGAAGACATTTTCTACTACATCTACGGCCTGCTGCACTCAGAAGAATATCGGGACAAGTACGCCGACAATCTGTCCAAAGAACTTCCCCGTATCCCTTGCGTCAGAACCGCTGTTGATTATTGGGCGTTCACTAAAGCGGGCCGTGCCCTGGCCGATCTGCACCTGAACTACGAAACAGTCGCCATGTATCCCGCCACCGTCACCGGCGGCGGTGCAGACGACGAAGATTACCGTGTCCGGAAGATGAAGTGCGGCGCAAAGAAGGATCTGACCACGTTGCACTACAACAGCAAAATCACCATTACCGGCATTCCGCTGGAAGCCTACGAGTATGTGGTCAATGGTAAACCTGCCTTAGACTGGGTAGTCGAGCGCCAGTGCGTAAGCACACACAAAGACAGCGGCATCGTCAATGACGCCAACGACTGGGCTATCGACACAATGAACAACCCGCGCTATCCCCTGGAATTGTTCTTGCGCGTGATCACCGTCAGCCTTGAAACGATAAAAATTGTAAAGGCACTGCCGAAGCTGGACATTATCGGAAATCAAGCCGTGCCGGGCCTGCTGAAGAAAGCAGGTGAAGCAGCCACATGCTCGACGGATGAGGTAGCTGAAATAATCGCCATTCAGTAACCGTGGCGCATGCCTGAGCCCACGGAAAGCGAGCATCGTAAGCAATTTAACTTAAAGGGTTAATCAGACATCTCTCCAGTACTAAGCTACCAAAAGAGTGAATGGCTTCCTCGCTCGCTGAGAGATAGAAGGCGGCAGAGCGAGCATTTGCGATCCACTGACCATCAACGACTTCGAGACTGATGCCTACGTGAATTTTCTGTTCGATTGCGGTTACGAGTTTGCGTGGCAGTGTCGATACTTGGCCCCCGCGATGCACAAAGGAGTTGCGAAGGTTCTTGAGTTCAGAGAGCTTTAATCGTTGAGACGTGTGTTCGAACAGTGAGACATGGATGTGCTCCTTGGCGTATGCTTCTGCCGAAATAAGGAAATCTGTCCTGGTTTCTGCATAAATGGTGTTGGATGGCCAACAGTGATCTGCCAATGTTCAAGGATTTGGTGAACACCGTATTCGAATGCAGCGTACACCGACACGAGAACCCCGCCCCACACTAGGCGTGGTAGAACAGTCGAGGCGTCGTGCATGATTGCCTCAAGCTCACCTTCGAATTCGCCCATTGCTACCGGATCGGTTTCTGCTTTGATGCGGGCGCGAATCCGCACAGTTTGTTGATCGGTTGCGTGAGGCATGAACTGGTGTACTACGCGGACAAACCGCTTCAACTCCGCGAAGGAGTCGACCGCCCATGGAAAATCAAAGATTAGATCGAAGTCCTCAAATGGGTCTTCAGTGACGCGGTCTGATTTGCTCAATCGCTTTCTGCCTTTCAAGAAATCGAAGGCTCATTACACTTCAATGTTCAGTGGGCACAGTGACGTTGCGTTTATTGTTATTGCAACTTCACTTCCGAGGTGGTCGTAAAGACAGATTTTGTTCATACCACTGATCCTCTCACTCTTGAAGAGGGCCGTACCGGCATGGGCAAGAGAAAATGTTGCGAGACAGGGAAGTGTAGTGCCGATGTGTCTCATAATGACTCCATTGGCTTTGTCGATAGGCAGGCTTGAATCGTTTGATATTCCCAGCTTCTATCTTCGAATTTTACTGTTGAGTAAACAATTGGACTTAAGTACACCAATTTCTGAGTATGGGTATTTCGAAGTATGCCCGATCTACTTGCTTATCTTAATCAGGAGAGTTTGAGCCTTTATGGGTCAACTCACGCAATGGAAAATAACAGACATCATTTGCTCAAATTCGCACTGAATGCTGGCTGGGGCAGTTTCAAATGCAGGTCGTTACATCTAGCTATCGCTCCCAAGCAACGTCGGCAATTAGCGTGTCTTTCTTCTATTAATATTGGCGTCTGCGTCCGCTTGAATGGGGCTAGTCTATCGATATGGAGAAGGCGGTGCTAAAATCTCGCTTTCGAAATCACTCAACGATAGCCAAGTCGCTCGTGTTTGGACCAAAGCTTTCGCGATAAATAAAGTTAAGGCTAAATTTTGTTAGCAAAATTGCTTCGAGGCATTTGGAGTGCGCCAAAGCTTACCCAACAGTCTTATTGGTGTCCTGTATGCGACAGTAAACAAACCACGTTCTCGCCCCTTCCGAAATTCTATCTTAAAAATGCACTCCATTATGGTTTTAAGCATTTAGAAAATGCGGAGATGCTTTCACTTCGAGCCTATGCATGTCCTAAGTGTGGCGCATCTGATCGTGAGCGTTTGTATGCATTATGGATCGATCAACAAATCAAGAAGAATCTCTTCCCTAAGTGCGCACGTGTAATTCACTTTGCGCCTGAAGCCGCCTTGTCAAGAAAGCTCAAGGAGTTGAGTCAATTCGACTATAAAACAGCAGATCTATTACGCAATGATGTCGATTACAAAGTCGATATTATGGATATGCCATTTGATGACAAATATTTTGACGTTTTCTTATGTAGTCATGTCTTGGAGCACGTAGAGAATGATGATCGGGCCATTAAAGAGTTACACAGAATCACCAAACCGGGTGGCTGCGGAATTCTTATTGCTCCTATTATTATGGGTCTAAAAAAGACGTTGGAAGATCCCAGCATTACGGAGGAGGCCGACCGTTGGAAATTTTATGGTCAGAATGATCACGTAAGGCTTTATGCTCACGATGACTACGTAAAAAAAATACGAAGTCACAATTTTCTTATCGAAGAGCTCGGTGAGAACTATTTCGGGGAAGAAGTTTTCGGTTTGCTAGGACTAACGCGAACAAGTATTCTTTACATAGTCAACAAGCAAATCTGATTGTATGAAAAATATAGCTGCACTATCGCAAAAAAATGAAACCACCATCAACACCGCGTGGTTTTGCCATCAATAAGTAATTCCGATTTAACCCAGTGGGTCTTGCCACAGACGGGGTTATCCAGCTTGAAGAGGTACAAAATCTTTATCAAATTGAGGGCGCAAGCGCAAAGAAGTAACCCCATGAATAGTATCCATCAAAATGTAATCAAATACAGACCGGGCTTACTTAATCGGGTGGCCGAACCTGACAACATTTCATGCACTTGCAGGTGATAGGCTTCTCATGCGATACCTTTAGTCCGATTTAATAGAGACAGCTCTACAAACGAACCTTGCCATGAATGAAAAAAATAACGTTTTCGTCACTCAACCCTTATTACCTCCACTAGAAGAGTTTATTCCTTATCTCCAAAAAATTTGGGATAACAAAATTCTCACCAATTGTGGACCGTTTCACCAGCAACTTGAAAGCGCACTATGTGAATACCTTGGGTTGGAACATATTGCACTGTTTACCAATGGAACGATTGCTTTGGTAACAGCCCTGCAAGCATTACGCATTACGGGTGAGGTTATCACCACACCATATTCTTTTGTAGCTACGGCACACTCGTTATTGTGGAATGGGATTAAACCTGTTTTTGTTGATATCGATCCGAGAACGTTTAATCTTGATCCGGCTAAGATTGAAGCAGCTATAACGCCGCAAACCACTGCGATAGTGCCGGTCCATTGTTATGGGCATCCATGTGATGTTGAAGCAATTCAAAAAATTGCAAATAACTATAATCTTAAGATAATTTACGATGCAGCTCATGCTTTTGGGGTAAAAGATACACGTGGCAGTATTCTTCGCCATGGTGACTTATCAGTCCTTAGTTTCCACGCAACTAAAGTCTTTAATACGTTCGAAGGTGGTGCGATTGTTTGTCCAAATGCACAAATAAAACATCATATTGATAACCTCAAAAATTTTGGTATCGTGGATGAGGTAACTGTTGTGGCTCCAGGCATTAACGGCAAAATGAGCGAAATTAATGCCGCTTTCGGATTATTGCAGCTTCAGCACATGGATCGTGCCTGGGCTCGCCGTAAGGAAATTGATACCCTCTATCGCGAACAACTAGCCGGTTTACGCGGTATTCAATGCCTTCCTGACACAGGCGAAATAATGCCCAATTACTCTTATTTTCCGATACTTGTGCAATCGGAATACCCTATTGCTCGGGATGATCTATACCAAAAACTTAAAGATGAGGGGATCTACTCTCGTCGCTATTTTTACCCATTGATTTCAGATTTTCCGATGTATAGAGGCTTGGCTTCGGCACAGCGCAGCAATCTGCCAGTTGCTTCTGATGTGACTACCAAAGTACTGTGTTTACCAATATATCCAGCTCTGAGCCATCAAGAGCAGCTTTGCATTATCAAATCAATTCGAGAATTTTAATCTCTGCGGGTTTGATTTCCCGCTCCTTGGGGCGAAAGTTGGCTGAAAGCCAGCGAATTGTAAGAGCGCAGTTAATACCCTGCTGCTTGCGGCAGGGTGCTTTATATGACATTTCTTACATACTTTCGACGGATATATTTGAAAATCATTAGATTACGTTAACGCTTTTAAGCAGTAATGATTCTGAAGAGGAACGCTTAATGGGAACGCTATCTCCCGAGTCTATCGAGAAAATCGGTTTTGCCTCCGTTGGAAAAAATTTATGCATTTCTGACCGCGCCTCTTTTTATAACCCTTCTAGAATTTCATTCGGAAACAATGTTCGTATCGACGATTTCTGTGTATTATCCGCTGGCATTGGAGGCATCAATATAGGCAGCTATATTCACATCGGGGTTTTTTCTTCTTTAATCGGTGCAGGAAAAATTACATTACGTGACTTTTGCAATATTTCCTCTCGGGTCTCCGTGTACTCCAGCAATGACGATTACTCTGGTTTCGCGATGACGAGTCCAGTATTACCAAGTCGCTACACTAGCGTTACGCACGCAGATGTCTTTATGAATAAGCACGTGATCATTGGAAGCGGGAGCGTTATTTTGCCCGGTGTAACGCTTGGCGAAGGTGCGGCAATAGGTGCGCTTAGTCTAGTAAAGAGCGATTGCAATGCTTTTCGTATCTATGGGGGTAATCCTCTTCGTGAAATAAAGATGCGCAAACGGAACCTGCTCGACTTGGAGAAAGCTTTTTACTTGGAGCAAGGAGATACGGGGAGAAGGTAGATGCTATTATTATTGCTATTAATATAGTCTATCTCTGATAGGTTAGAGCTAGGAAATTGTCTCACAAACGTTTATCGTGAGTTCTGCTTCACAGACTTGAAACCAAAACTTTTTCTTCATTTAAAGCAAGCTCACCATTTCGTAGCATGGGAGCGCGAACATTTCAGACAATATTTTGATCTGGTTGATTCTCCGTCTCAAGATGCAATCGTTCTTTCGTTTGGCCCTGACGTAATACACAGTGGCGCTCGGTTGCCAGCGAGTAAAAGATTCGCATATATACTTCCAGGCTTTGGTAGTAATCCTGTTTATAACTTGGAATTAAGAAATGAAATTCGAGGTATTCTAATTGAATATTACGATTCATTTTTTATTAACCCTGGGCCCCTCGAGATTGCTTATGGTGATCTCAAGAATATTTGCATATGCCCCTTCAGCTTAAATACTTCTTTAGTTGGGTTCTCTAAATATAGAAAGGAAATTGAATCTCTCTTACATATATCTCATGATTCACCTCAAAAAGACTGGCAGCGCAGCCAATCCATAATGAAAAAAACGGGGTTGCGGAATGAAGTATTCCCATCCCGAGAAGCAATTAGTAATCAGCTAGGCTTTAAGTGGAAAAAGCGTATTAACCATTTGGTAAAGAAACTTACAACCAAGAATTTTTTTAACATGCCGCCTGGACCAGGTTACGTAATGCATGAGGAGGTCATTAAAAAGTACCACATGTATGACGCATTTATCCATGTGGCGAGAGATATTAAAGATCCTATTTATATTGATGGCAAATACACTGCATCCTTACTTGAAGCCGGACTGACTGGCGCTATCCTCTTCTGGCATGATACTTTTCAAACTGGCAAGAATCTCGAAACGGTGTTTGATCTGCCATTAGACATAGAAGAAGCTGCAAGAATCATTCTTGAGGTTCGTGAGAGCATCAACGTGGAAAAACACAGTCAAAAAACGCAAGAGGAGATACTAGATGTATGTCGGCCTGAACATTCAGTAAGTATCAGGTGTCAGCACATACTGGGACTTTGA